GACGATCTGATCGCCAGATCGGAGGTAGTCACAATGGGCGGAGACGGTGGTGGGTTGGACGATTTGCTCGGCCAGTACGCCATCGGCCGCTGCAAAGAGACCCGCCGTTGGCTTTGCTGGGGACATGCCTGGGCCCACCCATCTGTCCTTGAGCGGCGCAAGGAAATCGCACCGCGGCTGAAAGACTTCGCGAAGCAGGGGCATTTGACGTTAGTCGCGCGGATCGGTGACGACGTCGAGGAATTCGCGGCAAACGTCGCGCGGGTCCATGAAGCGGGCTTGCTTTCCAAGATGGGAATTGACCCGAGCGGCATCGGTGGCATCCTCGACGCGATGCTATTGGCGGGCATACCTGAAGAACTCATCGTCGGTATTTCGCAAGGCTGGAAACTGACGGGGCCAATCAAGACAGCCGAGCGAAAGCTTGCCGAGGGTGTGCTGGTCCATAGCGGACAGCCGCTCATGGCCTGGTGCGTCGGCAATGCCAAGGTCGAGCCTCGCGGGAATGCGGTGATTATCACGAAGCAGGCATCTGGTACCGGGAAGATCGACCCGCTGATGGCGATGTTTAACGCAATCGAACTGATGTCGCTGAACCCGTCCTCGCAAAGCACGAAATCATTTTGGGAATCCTGATGAACAAACTCATCAAAGTCATGCCTGACGCATTGATCGTCGCTGGTGCGGCGGCACTATCGTATGGCGCTTGGCTGCTGCACCCGGCGGCCGGATTCATTACTGGTGGGATTTTGATGCTGGCCGGTGGCGTCATTGCCGGAATCGGGTTGTCTCGTTCGAAGGCAGGTGAGTAATGGCTCTATTTGTTCCTGCCAATCAGCGCCGAAACGAGGCCCTCAAAGAGTCATTCTGGGGCGATTTATTTTCTTTCACGCGCGCTCGTTCGGGGCAGTCAGTAACCCTCGCCTCCTCGTTGGAGGTTACTGCCGTTCTAGGATGCGTGCGCGTCATCTCGGAAGATCTTGCCCAGGTTCCGCTAAAGCTGTTTCGCAAGCGGAAGGACGGAGGCAGCGACGAGGAGCGTGAGCACCCGTTGTCAGACCTTCTCGACGTCGGCCCCAATGACTGGCAAACCGGGTTTGACTTTATCGAGAACCTAGCCATTCAGGCCTCGCTGGGCGGGAACTTCTATGCTTTCAAGAACAAGGTTCGGAACAGCGTACGTGAGTTGATTCCTTTCCCACCTGGGGCGGTTAGCGAGAAGTGGGACGACTTTATCCCTACCTACTCATGCACAACCAGCAAGGGGGCGCAGAGGGATTTCCCGGCCGAGGCGATCTGGCACGTACGCGGCCCGTCGATCGACACGAAGACCGGGATGGCTGCTGTTCGGATGGCTCGCGAGGCGATCGGCTTGGCGATGGCAACCGAGGAGGCTCACGCAAGCTTGCATGCGAATGGTGGTCAAGCCAGCGGCATGTACTCAGTCGACTCGACGCTGAACGAAACGCAGTACAAAGACCTGAGCAAGTGGATCTCAACCCAGATCGCAGGCGAGAATCGTTTCAAGCCACTCGTCCTGGATCGTGGCGCCAAGTGGACGCCGATCTCGATGAGTGGTGTCGATGCTCAGCACCTAGAAACGCGCCGGCATCAGATTGAGGAGATCTGTCGCGCCTTCCGTGTGATGCCGATCATGATCGGCCATGCTGACAAGGCTGCCACTTACGCGAGCGCCGAGCAGATGTTCCTGGCGCATGTGAAGTACACCCTGCAGCCGTGGTTCAGACGCATTGAGAAGTCGATCGACAAGCATCTGCTTACGCGTGAGGACCGCCAGGCCGGCATCTACGCCAAGTTCCTGCCGAATGCACTGATGCGGGGAGCCGCGAAAGACCGCGCCGAGTTTTATTACAAGATGTGGTCGATGGGGACTCTCAATCCGAACGAAATTCGGGCGATGGAGGAGCAAAACCCATACGACGGTGGTAACACCTATCGGGTCCAGCTCAATACCACAGATGCATCGAAGTCTCCCACCGAAGTAACCTCGTAGGAAAACACATGCCCAAATCGAATATGTCGCCTCACGCGGCAGGCCGGGTGCTGTCCGCAGCAAACGAAGCCCGCTTGCGCGAAGCACGTGATGCACTCGACACCGTGCTGAGCAAGTTGGAAACCGATGCACCTGAAGACATGGCGTCAATGCGCCTGAACCGCGTTGCGCTGAAGCCGGGCAGGGTCCGCGTCAATGCCGCGCAAGACGGGAAGAACCCTGAGGTCCTTATTTACGGCGACATCGGTGGCGGATGGTGGGACGAGGGGATCACCGGCGAATCGATCAGCAAGGAAATTGCTGCCATTGATGCCGATGAAATCGATGTTCGTATCAATAGCGGCGGCGGCCTCGTGTTCGAAGGCCTCGCTATCTATAACGCGCTGGCGCGCCATGACGCAAAGATCGTTATGCATGTCGATAGCATCGCGGCTTCGATCGCGAGCGTGATCTTGATGGCTGGCGACGAGATTCGCATTGCTGAAGGCGCCCAGGTAATGATCCACAAGCCGTGGTCGGGCACCTGGGGTGATGCGAACGCATTTCGCAAGGAAGCCGCCATCCTTGACAAGCTCGAAGGCGGAATCATCGACATCTACGCAGCCAGGACCGGGGCAGATCGCGCAGACTTGGAAGCCTGGGTGAACGACGAGACGTGGTTCACCGGTCAAGAGGCGGTAGACGCTGGCTTTGCCGACTCGATGACGCCGGCAAAAAAGAAGAAAGCAGCCAGCTCGGCTCTGTTCAACCTATTCAAAAACGCCCCGCAGAACCTGTTGGCGGCGGCAGACACCCCAGAGATTCGCGAGTTCGAAGCCTTCCTCCGTGACGGAGAAGGGCTCTCAAACGCGCAAGCAAAGCGCATTGCCGCTCAGGCAGCGCGCGGGCTGGATCGCGACGATCCGCCGAAGCCGCAAAACAAGCCCCTCCGCGATGCTGGCGGCGAGTCTGCGGATGTTGAGAAGCGCGATGTCGCAGCCCGACTCGCACAAAGCATCACTCAGTTCACCAACACCATTAAGGAGTAACAAGTCATGGCTGAAAAAGATCCGGTCCAAGAAGTGATGGGCGCGTTCGAAGAGTTCCGCAAGGCGAACGACGAGAACCAGAAGAAGCACAGCGCTGCACTGGACGAAAAGATCGACAAGATCAACAAGGTTTTCGACAAGTACGAGCCGATGAACCAGCAGCTCGTCATGATCGAAAAGCAGAACAAGGCGATGCAGGAGCAACTCGACAGCATCGAGAAGATCGCCAACCGTTCCGGCCTGGGTGGCGTCGCCGATCCGCAGGCCAAGGCCGCGCAGGAATACCTGGCTGCGTTCGACCGCATGATGCGCCGCCCTTCCGGCGACCGCGACCCAGCTGACGTGGAGCTGGTCAAGAACCGTTCGGCCGCGTTGGTCAAAGGCGACGACGCAAGCGCGGGCTATCTGCTGGCGCCGCCGGAAATGCAGAAGGAGATCATCAAGAACGTGATCGAGATGACCCCGATGCGTTCGCTGGCAACCGTGCGCACCATCGGCGGCGACAGCTGGAAGTCGCCGAAGAAAACCGGCAGCGGTTCGGCGCTGCGCGTCGGCGAGCGCGCACCGCGCGCCAATACTGGCGACTCGACCTACGGCATGCTGACCATCAGCGCGCCGGAGATGTTCGCGCGCATCGAAGTGTCGCAGCAAATGCTGGAAGACTCCGACTACGATCTGTCGGCGGAGCTGCGCGAGGACGCATCCGAGCAATTCTCGGTGCGCGAAGGCGCTGAGTACGTCTCCGGCGTGGGCGGTACCACCGAAGCGGCTGGTTTCTTGCTGGACGCTGCAGGCCTGGCATCGTTCAACAGCGGCCACGCATCGCAGATCACTGGCGATGGCCTGATCGACCTGTTCCACGGGCTGAAAACCGCCTACGCCAAGAACGGCATCTGGACCCTGAACCGCTCGACCCTCGGCGCGGTCCGCAAGCTGAAAGACGGTAACGGCCAGTACCTGTGGGTGCCAGGCATCGCCAACGGCATCGCAAACACGATCCTCGGTGCCGCTTATGCCGAAATGTCGGACATGCCGAACATCGCCGCAAATGCCTATCCGATCGCGTTCGCGGACTGGAAGAAGTTGTACGTGATCATCGATCGCGTCGGCATCTCGTTCCAGCCGGACTACATGACCGGCGCTGACGACGGCCTGGTCGTGTTCCGTGGTCGCAAGCGTACCGGCGGCGGCGTGCGCCAGGCTGAAGCGGGTGTTCGCCTGAAGGTCGCGGCCTAACCTGTGATGGCTCCCCGCTTCGGCGGGGGTTCCTAATAGTTACTAATGAGGTAATTCATGCGTGATCTTCACAACAACATCGCGGTTCGCCGCGGCATCAGCCCGGTCTCCGTGACAGACAACACGGCGCAAGTTTCGCAAATTATCGACACCGCCGGCTTTGGTGCGCTGGAATTCGTGCTGAACATCGGCGCGGTCGCTGATGCGGATGTCACCTTCACCGTGCTGGTCGAGGACGGCAACGCTGCCAACCTGTCGGATGCCTCGGCGGTCGCCGATTCGGGTCTGCTGGGTACCGAGGCTGGCGCGTCGTTCCAGTTCGACGATGACAACGAGGTGCGCAAGATCGGCTACATCGGCAACAAGCGTTACGTGCGCCTGACCGTCACTCCGGTCAACAACGCCTCTGCGGCCCTGATCGCGGCGACGGCCATCCTGGGCCACCCGCAAAACGCTCCCGTCGCCTAAGTAGCTCGGGGCGGCGGTAACGCCGCCCCAACTCCCGCAAGGAATCCACCGTGAAAATCAAGATGATCGAAACGCAGCGCGGGTCGGTTGATGGCTGCCGCATCGCGACTTACGTCGCCGGCGCTGAGTACGATCTCAGCGGGAGTGCAGGTGCACTCGACCTGGCGCAAGCTTTCATCGGCGCCGGGTTCGCGGAGCCAGTGGTCGGCGCCGCCCAGCCTGCCGCACAGGCGCAGGAGAGCGTGCCGGCTGATGGACCACTCGCCGAATGTGATGCCGCCGCGCCTGAACAGCCGGTCGCCCCGTCTCCGGCCCGAGGCCGCGGCCGCCGTAAGGCTTGACCATGGCGGTGAAACTCATTACCCCGCCAGCGTCCGAGCCGATCACGCTCGCGGAGGCGAAAGCACATCTGCGCGTGGAAGTCTCTGACGATGACTTGTTGATTGGCTCGCTGATCACGGCGGCGCGCGAGGCGGCTGAGCACGAGACGCGGCGCGCCCTGATGTTGCAGACCTGGGAGCTAGCACTGACGGAGTTCCCGGGCCCTGCTGGCGCAATCCGCTTGTCGAAGCCACCGATGTCCAGCATCATCAGTCTCCAGTACGTCGACTCGGATGGGCAACTTCAGACGATGGCAGAGGCAGATTTTCGGCTGAGTGAACACACCGAAGGCGCCGACTTGTATCCGGCATACAGCATCAACTGGCCGCTCACGCGCAAGCACCCCGGCGCCGTCACCGTTCGTTATGTTGCCGGCTACCCGGTCGCAGCGAGTGTGCCGGCGCAGATAAAGGCCTGGATGCTGTTGCGCATAGGAGCGCTGTACGAGAACCGTGAATCGGTAATCAACGGAACAACCAGCCAAGACCTAGGAAGCGGTTTCGTTGACCACATGCTCGACGCCTATAAGGTTTGGGGGTACTGATGCGCGCAGGGAGGCTAGGTCATCGAATCACAATCCAGCAGCGCCAAAAGACAACGAACCCGGCGAACGGTGAAGACCTCTACGGCTGGGTCGATGTCATGTCGTGCGCCGCCGAGTTCGTGCCGAACCGCGGGCAGGAATTCTTCGCCGCGCGCCAGAAGCAGGACGAATCCGTAGGGCTGTTCCGCATTCGGCACCGGCCCGGCATCGCGCCGGAAATGCGCATCGTCTTCGATGGCAAGCCCTACGACATCATTTCGGTCGATCCAATGTTTGGTCGCAAAACCGGCCTTGAACTACTTGCAAAGACCGGGCTGACAAATGGCTGACGACATCAACATACGGATTACCGGACTACCGGAGTTCATCAATCGTCTGCGAGCCTTGTCGCTGGATATGCAGCGCAAGGTGACGCGCGCCGGGGCGATGGCGGCCGGTAACGTGTTTCGGAAGGCGGCGGTCGCTAACGCGCCGATACTCCAGAAGCCAGACACGCGCAAGAACAACCCACGCGTACCCGGCACTCTGCAGAAAGCTGTCTATGCCGCTCGCTCGCGCGCCAGGTCGAAGCCCGGCAAGGAGTTGATCGTGGTCGGCGTCAGGTCGGACAAGGCGTCCGCAGCGCGGGGCAAAGGGGCATTTTACTGGCGCTTCGTCGAAAACGGGCACCTGGTCCGAGGCCCTGGGCAAAAGATCAAGGGTGGCACGAACCGCGCAACACTTGAGCGTAATCGGCTGAAGGCAGGCGGCGCCAAGTTCGTCCCGCCGGTCTTCTTCATGAAACGTGCCTTCACCGACAACCAGGACGCTGCCATCACCGCATTCAACGAGCGAATCGAAAAGCGAATACAGAAGGCCAACAAGGAACTCAATGAGCGCTGAATCGAAGATCTACGCAGCACTGAGCGGCGCCTCAGGTGTCACCGCGCTGGTAGGCACTCGGATCAAGCCGGCGCTTCTGCCACAGGACGAGACACTGCCGGCGATCGTTTATACGCGCGCCGAGACAGATTACGTCATGACGATCCACAGTGCGGTAGCGCTTGCGTCAACTGCTGGGATGGATATCTGGTGCATTGCCGACACATTCACCGGTGCCGAAGACGTCGGTAACGCCGTAGAGGCGGCACTCGCGGCGGCGGGCATCGCTGTAACCGGCCGGCGCCCTGACGTCGACCCGCAAACCGAAGCTTTCTCGGCTGTTATCTCTTGCACGGTCTGGTCGTAACCCACGGTCGCCGCACTTAGTAACCCAAAAATCCTCCGCGTCCGCGGGGAGCAACCCAAACGAGCCTGCAGTTAACCCTGTGTCCCCACAAGGATGCTGGGTTAGCCATCTGCCGTCTCGTCCCCTCATTTTTGAAAGGTAGGACCATGGCAAATGTGAATTTGTGGAGTAACGTCTCCGTCTCCATCCAATCGGCGCTGGACGCGCCGGATACCATCACCGGCATCACCAAAGCGAACCCGGCCGTCGTGACTGCAGCCGCGCATGGGCTGTCTGATGGCGACTTCGTCAAAATGACCGTGCTGGGCATGCGCGAAGTCGACTCGCGTGTCTTCCGCGTCGCAAACTCCACTTCCGGCACCTTCGAGCTGGAAAACGAAGACACGACCAACTACGCGACCTTCATCTCCGGTACTGCCGAGAAGATCACCTTCGGCATCAACATGACGACCGCCGTCGGCCTGAACGGCTCCGGTGGCGAGTTCGACTTCATCGACACCACCACGATCCACGGCAACGCCAAGAGCCAGGTCCCTGGTCTGCCGAACGCCGCGTCGTACACCTTCGACAACCTGTGGGATCCGTCGGACGCCGCCCTGGCCGCAATGAACGTCGCGTCGAAGAACCGTTCGCAGCGCGCCGTGCGTTTCCACTTCGCCGGCGGCACCGGCCCGGTCGTGGCGTTCAACTCGTACATCGGCTGCTCGCTGCTGCCGACCGGCTCGGCGCAGGACAAGGTGCTGACCAGCGTCGTCGCCACGATGCACGGCGCCCCGTCCGTGTACCCGGACTAATCGCCGACGTTCGCCGAAACTCCGGATGGCCCTTCGGGGCTGTCCACTTTTGAGGATATGAAATGCGAGTAAAGAAATCAGAAGTTCAGAAGCCGGCTCTGCCCGAAGAGGTCGTCGAAGTTACTGAGTTGGGCGGCGAGGTTCTCGTGCGCGGCCTTGGCCTTGCCGCGCGTATGGCGCTTAGCCAGGAGTTCAGAGCGTCGACCGGCCCGGCAGCTCGTAGCTTCGGTCATCTGGCGCCGTTGTTGGCCGCCAGTGTTCTCGATGCCGACGACGAGCCGATTTTCACTGCAGCCGAGTGGGAAGCCTTCGGCTCAAAGCACTACACCGCAGCGCTCCGCCTGTGGGATATCGCCTGGCGCCTGTCAGACCTCGATGGCAAGGAAGCCGAAAAAAACTCGAAAGCCCCAGCCTCCGAATAGCAGCAATGCTCGCGCTGAGAATGGGGCGAACTCTCGACGAACTCTACGCCACCATGAGTTCACAGGAATTCAGTATGTGGGTCGCACTGTACGACCTGGATCGTTGGGGCGATGATCAGGCGTCAATGCAGGACGACTTTCGCGCCGGGACGATCTGCGCGACGGTTGTCAACTTTGCCGGCAAGACTATCAAGCGTGGCTCGGACGGGCTGTCGGCTGCTGACTTCATGCCTAGCCTCGCCAAGCCGAAGGATCCGGTTCAAGAGGTTGATCCAGTGGCGCACTTTAAGCTGCTTGCAACGGCAGCGTCGAAGCAAAAATAACTAGGATATCCCATGCCGTTACTGGAAATTGACATTGAAGCCAGGTATGCGCGGTTTCGCGATGCGATGAACCAGATCGAGCGCCAGACCCAGAGCTCGGCGGCAAAGATGAGCAAGGCATTCGACAGCGTCAAGGGCGCCCTTGCTGGCCTCGGTGTTGCGGTGTCGGCTGGCGCACTGGTTTCGGTCGTGAAGAACGCGATCGATGCTGCCGATCACCTGAACGATCTGTCGAAACAGACTGGTATCGCGGTCGACACGCTTGGAGGACTGGGCTTTGCCGCCGGTCAAGCTGGCGGTGACCTGGAGAGTATCGCGGCCGCTGCTGGCAAGCTGAACAAGTCGATCGCGGAAGCCGCCGGTGGCAACAAGGAGTTTACCGACGCGTTCAAGGCGCTGGGAATCAGTATTTACGATGCCCAGGGCAAGCTTAAGACGGCCGATCAAGTCCTGGTCGAGCTAGCCAATAAATTCGCGACTTACGCTGACGGCCCGGAAAAGGTGGCGATTGCAGTTCGCCTGCTGGGAAAGGCCGGCGCTGAACAAATCGCCCTCCTTAACGATGGCGGCCAGGCGCTCCAAGAGAACATTGAATACTACAAACGCTATGCCGGCGTCACCCAGGAGACCGCAAATCAAGCAGATGCATTCAATGACACCCTCGGCAAGCTTCACTTAATCAGCGGCGCATTCGGGCGGACACTCGCCGCAGAGTTACTGCCAACGCTGGAGGGGGTTTCCGGCGCATTGCTCGCATCCAAGGAAAACGGCAACCAGTTTAACGAGTGGGCGGGCCGCGCTGCCGGCGCCATCCAGCTGCTCGCAGCTGGTGGCGTGGCCGCTGCGAGCGTACTGGACGACATCGCTATCAAGGCTGCTCTTGTCGGTAACGTAATGAAGGCCTTGGCGACGCTCAAGCCAGGACAAATCGGAGAGGCCTTCGAGAAATACAGCGAGTCTGCAGGCAAGTCCTCGGAGGCGTTTCTCAAACTTTATAAAAGCATTCGCAACCCACCGGGCGAGGACGTATATGAGAAGGCCTTCAACGGTAATGAAAAGCTGATTAAGGAGGAACAGGATCTCCTTGCGACTCGCAACCAATTCTTGCAGAAGTACCGCAACGAAGACCTGATCTCCGAAAAGGACTATCAAACGAAAAAGGCCGCTGCGCAGAAAGAGGCGGTCGAAAATACCAAGAAGTTTATTGGTACGCAAATTGAAAACCTCACGGAAAAAAAGAAGGTTGCGAAAACGCCTGAGGAAGCCAAGGACATTCAGGGCCGCATCGACGAGCTTTACAAGAAAAAGGAGTTGGTCGGCGTCGAGAAGGGGCGCGCACCAGTCCTCCCGAGCACGGCCAAGAACCCTCTTGCCAAAGTCCCGGAGAAGGTGGCTGACGCTGAAAACCGCAACCTGGAGCGACTCTCTGACCGCGAACGCGAGATTCTTGCCGACCGCACCGAGTTTCTGAGCGCGTATTATCAAGAAGACCTGATCTCGATCACCGATTACTACGCTGGCCGCCGTGCCGCACAGGATGAGGCCTTACGCGCGCAAGAGGAGAACATCACCAAGGAGATTGACAATCTCCAAAGGCTGAAGCCCAAGGACGCCCTCCAAAAAGTGGAGATCGACAGCAAAGTTGATGCGCTGGTCGACAAGCGGAGGGCGATCCAGGAGGCGGCTGGTAAAGCCTCGATCCAGCTGTCTATCGAAGAGGATCGTGCGGCAAAGGCATTCAAGGATACGCTCACCGGGATTAATGCGGAACTGCTCGAGCAGCAAGGAATGCTGTCTCAAGCCGCAGGTATTCGGTTTGACCTAAGCAACGACAAGATCAAGACCAAGCTGCAGACCGAGCGCTCATCCGCAAATGAGCGTGGCGATACCGTGACCGTCGCCGCACGCAATGCTGATCTGGAGCGGCTGGCCGCACTGCGCAACATGGCAGTCGCACGGGCGCAGCTCAATAGCCTCGACGAGGTCGCCGCCGGCATCCAGCAAAGCCTGACGGAGGCAACCGATCGCGCGCAGAACAGCGCGAAGTCGGGGGCTACGACCGAGATGGAAAGCTTGCGACTTGTCAGCGATGCCCGCCTGCAGGCCGCCGCAGATCTTCAGCAGGTCGCGAATGCATTCGACGAAGTTGCGCGCGCTTCAGGCGACCCGCGCATGATCCAGCAGGCGCGTGCCATGAAGATCGAAGTCGAGAACCTGGCGGCATCGGCTGACTTGGTGCGCGAACGGTTCCAGGATGCCTTTACTGGCCCATTCGAATCGGCGATCGACAAGCTTATCAGCGGCACCGCTTCGTTCAAAGACGCCGTTAAGGGGCTGTTCTCGGGTATTGCTGCTGAGATGTCGCGGATGGCGTCGCAAGACCTCTCCAGGCAGCTCCTAGGTAAAAATGGACCGCTTGGTGGTGCCGTCGACTTTTTCGCGGGCGTATTCGGTGGCAAGCCCAAGGCTCCCGAGGCATCGTCTGACATCGCGGACGCCATCACCAAGGCCTCGCCAAAAGACGCGGCACTCGCGCTGCAAACGCAGGCAGTCGATGCTAACCGCGTCGCGATGGATCAGTTGACGCAGGCTGCGCAAAGTGCGGCAAGCGCGTTGGCCCAACTTCCGACCACTCGGGACGGCGCGACTCCGCTGCCATCGAGTGGCTCTGGATCGGCGGCGGGCGGAGAGGAGCCTTCGACCGGCGAAGCTGCCGAGATTCCCGCTGACGTTTCTGATTCGCTGACGGAGTTCGGTGGTACCGCGGTATCGGCCGCAACTGGTGTCGCTCAGCTTGCTGCTTCCGCAGATATTGGTGGGGGCGCTCTTGCACGCCTCCCGGCCATCGTCAGCATGTTCCAGTCCATTGTCGCGGCTTCAAGCGCGTCGAGTGGCAGTTCCGGTGGTGGGTGGCTTAGTGCGATCGCCAGTCTCTTCGGAGGCAGCGGAGGTGAAGTAGCCTCTAGCGCAGCCTATGCGGCCTCCGACTTCCTGGCATCGGCCAAGGGGAACATCTTCGCTGGCGGGAATGTCGTCCCGTTCGCCAAGGGTGGTGTGCCGGACGTCGTCTCGGCCCCCACCTTTTTCCCGATGAAGAACGGCAGGACTGGCCTGATGGGCGAAGCGGGCCCCGAGGCGATCATGCCACTGGCGCGCGACAAGGGCGGCGAGCTCGCCGTTCGTATGGTGGGCGATCGAGGCAACGTCACGCTCCTGCCGATCACGCGCGACCACAGCGGCCGCATGGCTGTCCGCTCGGTCGATAAGGCCTTCGCTACCGGAGGCATCTTTGGGGCGGCCGAACCGACTCGCCTGGTGGCCGCGAACAGCATCAGGGATCAGGCCGCAACGAGCGTGCTCAGTGGTCGCGGCGACACCGTTGTGATCCCGCTCGCGATGGGCGCCAATGACCATGCCATGACGCCCGGGAAGGGTGGCGACACCTACATCCAGCTCAGTGTGACGCCACCCGTCGGGGCAACCCGCGAAACTGCACTTCAGTTTGGCTCCAACGTTGCAAGGCAACTAGAGCGTACAAGGAGGAACCGTTAATGCCAATTACTGTGCTGGACGACGTCTTCCTGTCCGACGAGGTGATTGCGGCCGGCGTGCGCGGAAAGCAGATTCGGAATAACTCTAGGGTTGTTACTGACAACGGCTCGATGTCCATCAACGTCAACTGGACGCAAACCCTGCGTGAATATGAGATTGGCATTGTGCCGATGTCCGTCCGCGCGTGGCAGGACGTCGAGACCCTGCACGAAATCACCGAAGGCGGGGCGTATGGCTTTCTGATGGAGGATCCCAAGGACAACCGCGTGAGTTCGGGCGGGGTATTTGAAGTGGACGAGAATGGTTTTTACCAGCTTATCAAGCGATACACCGACCAGAGATCGGGGCGGACTAAAGATCGCCGAATCACGCGCCCAAAGGGAACCATACTGGTCTACGAGAATGGCGTTTTGACAGCCGCGGCGGTTAGTCCCCTAGACGGCAAGGCAACGATCGCTGGCTCACCTGATGTCGAGGCTTTGACTTGGACCGGATCGTTTTGGGTTCCGGTCCATTTCATGGACGACTTCATTGACTGGGGGGTGGCTCGCCCCGGGAATGATGACTCGCTGTTGGTTCAAGCGGCATCGGTGATCCTGCAGGAGATCCGAGAATGAAGGCGCTATCGACTGGCCTGAAAGATCACTACGCCAAAGGCACGACCACTCTAGCCACCTGCTGGAGAGCGACCCTGACCAATGGCACGGTTGTCGCCGCGACTTCGCTAGATCGCGACATCGTATTCGGCGGTGTCACCTACAAAGCAGCACAGAGCTACATGCCGTCGAACATCGACAGTTCGTCGGAACTCAACCCGGACAATTTGGAAATCGAAGGCTTTTTGCAGTCGCCTGCAATCACCGACGACGATATTCATTCCGGGCTGTGGGACTACGCCGCCGTCGAAATCTTCGAGGTCAACTACGCCGATCTGACACAAGGGCGAAACGCTCTGCGTGTCGGCACGTTAGGCGAGGTTCGCGGCGGTCGGAGCAAGTTCACCGCGGAACTCCGCGGCCTCTTGCAGGCGCTGACGAAGACGATCGGCAAGCTGGTACAGAAGGACTGCCCATACGACCTGGGCGACAGCCGCTGCAAGATCGATCTGACATCGATCACTGTCACCGGTACGGTCGGCTCTGTCGTCGGAAATCGCATCATCAACGATGCGGCGCGCACCGAGGAAGCAGAGCGGTTCACGGCCGGGAAACTGACCATGACAAGCGGCGCGAATGCCGGCCGCAGCATGGAAGTCAAGCGCAGCGCGGCTGGCGTTCTGGAGTTGACGCACGCATTCTATGAGCCGATCGCGCCGGACGACACCTACTCGGTGTATGCCGGTTGCCTCAAGCGATTCGACGAAGATTGCAAGACTAAGCACAACAACGGGCCGAACTTCGGCGGCTTCCCGCACTTGCCGGGGAACCGGATCTACAGGCAGGGCGGCATCGATTACGGAGATGCCGTAGACAAGACAGGTACGGTATGACCACGAGACAGCAGATCATTGATGCGGCGAGGTCGTATAGGGGCTGTGCATACCACCACCAGGGGCGCAACCGGGCAGGCATCGACTGTGCTGGCCTGATCGTCTGCGTAGGGCGCGATGTCGGTATCGAGCTTCGTGACATGGGTGGGTATCCGCGTACGCCGGATGGAAAAGCATTACGCAGCTTCGTTGAGGAGCAAGCCAGTCGCGTCACCGAGTACCAGCCCGGCGACATTCTCTTGATGCGCTTCGAACGCGATCCGCAGCACCTTGCCATTGTCACTGACCGCGGGATGATCCACTCCTATCTAGGGGCGGGCAAGGTCACAGAGCACGGTATTGACGCGACGTGGGCGAAACGCATCGTCGCAGCATACGCATTCCCGGGGGTTGAATGAGCGGTCAGATAATCGGACAGGTTGCTGGCCAGATCATCGGCGGAATCGTTGCCGGCCCGGTTGGAGCCGCGATTGGCGTGGCTGTGGGCGGGGCTGTTGGCTCGTCGTTCGATACGCTCCCCACGCAGTACGGCCCGCGCCTGGATGATCTGCGCGTCCAAAAGTCCGAGTACGGCGCGCCCATCCCGATCATCTACGGCACGTTCCCAATTCAAGGGAATGTGATCTGGGCGGCCGATCTCAAGGAAGTCGCAAACGAGACCGAGCAGGGCGGCAAGGGTGGCCCGAGCCAGACGACGGTAAATTATACCTACCTGGGATCGTTCGCGGTTCTGCTGTGCGAAGGGCCGATCTCTGGCATCGGGCGCATCTGGGCAGGCCCCGCCAAGCGCCTCATCTGGGACGGCGCGACGATGGAAAGCGGCTCGCTGCGCGTCTACCTTGGGACCGACGATCAAGAGCCCGATCCGCTGATGGAGCAGTACGAGGGCGTCGGCAATGTGCCGGCCTACCGCGGCTACGCGTACATCATGATCGAGGGCTTCGACACGTCCAAGGACGGCAATACACTTCCGTTCCTAACAGTTGAAGTGGGCGCATCCAGCGCCGATAGCTGCCCTGTGCCTAAGTCCACCTTTAACGTTGGCGGGTACACCTATTCCATCTACGATCCGGCGCCGGTCAAGATTGCAGACGTTCCGGTATCGGTTTCCCAGTATGGCCGCGTATTCTCCGACGCCATCACTGGCTGGGTCTACTACGTCTATGCCGACCAGCTTGGGCATTGGTATCTGGATCGTGTCAATCCCGCTACCGGTGAGGCGGGGCCGCCTATCGGTCTTGATGGTGGCGCCCCTAGAATGGCTTGGAATAACTACGGCGAAGTTCGAGTTGTCGAGTACGGCGGCACACAGGTAACCATTGTTGACTTGGTCAACTGGACCTTCTCCAAGGTTCCGGCGCTGCACGGCATCGTCTGTAATTTCGACGAGTCATCCTGCGCGCAAATAGAAGTGCCAGTTGCGGATGTGGTGTGGTCCGAGTCTGAGGATCGAAAAGAGTTCAGGTATCTCGCGTACAACAACAACATTAGTGGTTCATCCGTTGGGGTTTCCGGGATCGAGGACGTTGATACAGTCATTCACAGGTTCTTTGGCCTTCAGCCGCCCGTCACGTGGGGCTCGACTGGCGAACGTGCCGGTGGCGATCTGTTGCCGATGTGGGGCAGCGTGGGCGCTGCATCCTTTTCCACGCAAAACTCCAATTTCGCAAGCAAGCCGAATATCTTCTGGGACGCCTACGACACGAATCGCAGGATCCTTGTGGACTTTGCATCAGGCTCCTATGCCGGCCCGGATGGATTTATTGAAGGCGTGTTCCCGCATTCAGGCGTAGGAGATGGGCAGGTTGTCTACAGCCCGGATCAGGACATGTTCTACGTGGTCGATGGCCTGAATATCCGCGCGTACGACCCGGAAAAGCTCAGCCCGGATGGCTGGCAGCCTGAGCCCTGCATCCTGTTCAATGGCGGTGTGCTGCAAGCGTACGAGAACGAAGAGCCGATTCCCGTCGGTGCCAACATGCGCGTGTTCCTGCTGCCGAACGAGCCGGACTGGCTGGGTGTCCTCACTGGCAGCGGCGACATCATGAAGATCTTCGTTGGCGGTGCAGGCAGGACGAGCCCGAATGGAGTGTCCCTTGCCGATGTCGTCGCCGACCTGCACGCGCGTGCAGGCGAGCCTAGATGCGATGTCTCTCAGCTTTCGTCGGATATCGTTGACGGTTATTGCATCGCCCGCCAAACGACGGCACGCGCGGCAATCGACACGTTGAGGCCGATCTACGGCTTTGACGGTGTCGAGTCGCAAGGGGTGGTCAAGTACGTCAAGCGCGGCACCGGTCCGATTACCGTGATCGACGACGAGGATCTAGCGGCGCACGACTTTGGAAGTGAGTCGCCGGACCCGTTGCAAAGCGTGCGTCGGATGGAGCACGAGTTGTCGCGGGCTGTAACAGTGAAATACCTGCTCGCCGCCGACGACTACAACACAGCGACGAAGCAGGCAAAAAGGCTAATTGGTTCGAGTGGTGACGAAAGGACCATCGAGGCGCCATTGGTCCTAACCGATGCGAAGGCCAAGGAAGTTGCCGAGTACAACCTTCATACCGAGTGGGCCGAGAGGATCTCGTACAAATTTTCGGTATCGAGAAAACACTCAAAGCTAGAGCCGACCGACCGCACTCAGGTCAAAGGGCACGTCATGCGCATCACGAGCGCCACCACAACGCCCCGCGGCGTGATCGAGTGCGAAGCGTTAGCCGATGAGTCCATGTACGTCCCGCACGTGGTGGTCACCGAAACCCCGCCGAACGACGGCACCGTATCGCAGCCAAGCGCAACCCTGATGGAACTATTCTGATGAACATCAACGCACTCAGGGACGACGACAATGACCCGGGCTTCTATGCTGTGGCAACGAGCGCGGCGAAGTCCTGGCCTGGCGCGACGATGTACCAGTCAAGCGATAGTGGGTCGTCGTATCAGGTCGTGACCACTTTCACCAATCGCGCGACGATGGGGCGCACGCTTGGTGCGCTGGGCGACTACGAAGGCGGCAACACGGTCGACGAGATCAACTCGGTGGTCGTCAAGCTCACGTACGGCACGCTGGCATCGGTGCCGTATGAGGGCCTGCTGGAAGGGGCGCAGGCGGCCTTGATCGGCGACGAGGTCGTCTATTTCCGTGACGCGGTCCTGAACGGGGCTGGCCTGTACACGCTGCGCGGTCTGCTGCGTGGCAGGCGCGGCACCGAGTGGGCCATGAACACTCACGCCACCGGCGACCGCTTCGTGCTGCTTACTCCGGCGACCGTGAAGCCCATCCCGCAGGTGACATCGGACATCGGCAAGACGCGCCTGTACAAGATGGTGACCTCGGGCGCATTTCTGTCTAGCGCTACTCCTCAGTCGTTCACGAACCTTGGCGCACGACTCAAGCCCTATGCCCCGGTCCTGATCGGCGGCGGTAGCGATGCGGACGGGAACCTGACGATCAACTGGACTCGCCGCACCCGGATTTCCGGCGAATGGAAGGACGGTCTGGAAGTACCGCTCGGCGAGGCAAGTGAGGCATACGAGGTGGAGATCATGGATGCCACATTCTCGACGGTCAAGCGCACGATCAGCGGCTTGACGTCGCCGACGGCCATCTACAGTGCCGCGGATCTGGCTGCAGACGGCATCGCTTCGGGTGATCCAGTCTATATCCAGGTCTACCAGCTGTCGTCGACGGTAGGACGTGGATACCCCGGCAGGGGCGCGCTCCGACACACCGGCAGGATCGCAAGTGGCGGCGGCTCTGGCGGAGGCTCTAGCAGCGGTCCGGTCGCTCCGGTGCTGACCAGCCCAGCTGGCTCGCAAACCGGCTCCACCTCGGCTTCGGGCAGCGTCTCGACGAACCAAATTGGCGGCACTCTGTTCGCTCTGCCATCTACTAGTTCGACCGCAACTAAAGACCAAGTCAAAGCCGGTCTGTCACAAGGCGTCACGGCTACTGGTCCGCAATACGTAAACGTTACCGGCCTCACTCCGGACACAACGTACTATCTACACTTCCTGCACCGCAATAGCTCCGGACTGGAATCCATGGTTGTGACCAGCGCGAGCTTCCGGACGGACGCGCTTGCTGGCGGCGGAACCCCGGCTGCTCCGATCTTGACCACACCGACCAGCACTAAGACCGGCCCCAGCACTGCCACCGGCACGGTATCCACCGATACCGCAACCGGAACCCTGTACGCCCTGTTCTCGACGAATGCGAACCCAGCCGATACTGCCGTCAAGGCAGGCAAGACCCAAGCGGTAAGTGCGACCGGTGTCCAGAACGTCAGCATAACTGGCCTTACCCCTGACACCGTCTACTACCCGAGTTACCTGCACCGCAGCGCGGTGGGCCTTGATTCGGCTGTAGTCACGGGGCCCAGCTTCCGGACAGATGCCACATCGTCGGGCGGCGGCGGATCTACCGCGACCGTGAACTACACGACGAACACCGCAGCGGTCACGAATCCGGAGCGGGGCTTCTACGTTCACGTTCTGCATGGCGGCGATTTCTCGAGTGGCAACCTGAATCCGTACAAAGCTCAGAACATGAGCATCGTGCTGTATCAGGCCTACCTGACTGCATACAAAAATGCGGCGCTGGATTCGACGTTCCTGAATGCGTTCCAGGCGAACCTGAACTCGATCCGCTCCAACGGGATGAAGACCGTCCTGCGCTTCGCCTACACCAAGACGGATACGGTCGACGCTTCGCTGACCCAAATCCAGTCCCACATGGACCAGCTCGCCCCGTACCTCGCCGCGAACAAGGACGTCATCATGGGAATGCAGTGCGGCTGGGTGGGCCAGTGGGGCGAGTTCCAAGGCTCGACGAACTTCGGCTCGGACTCGTGGCCGCCGAACCTGTCGACCGCCAACAGGAATCTCCGCAAGGCAGTGGTCGACAAGGCGCTGGCCGTCATGCCGTCCGATCGCTGGGTTCAGGTGCGTCAGCCGTGGATCAAGATGTACAACACCGGCAACACCCCGGCGACCGCTTCTGACCGCGATAGCGCCAATGCCGTGGGCAGGGTCGGTCACTTCAACGACTGCTTCCTGTCGGGCTCGACCGACGCGGGCACGTACTGGCAGCAGACAAGCGAGGAAGCCTTCCTGTCCGCCGACACGAAGTATGTGCCGATGGGCGGCGAGACCTGTACCTACAACGAGCCGCGCTCCTCGGGTGCAACGGCGCTCAGCGAAATGGCCCGGTTCCACTGGACGTTCTGCAACGCTGGCTATAACGAGTCCGTCATCCTGTCATGGAAGAACAGCGGCCACTACGCGATCTTCAACAAGCGCCTCGGCTACCGCTTGAGCCTGACCACGGGTACTTACCCGACGACCGGCACGAAGGGCAGCGCGATCACCGTCAACTTCAAGATCACGAACGACGGCTTCGCGGCTCCGACCTCGCAACGCACCGTGAAACTGGTACTGCGCAATACGAGCACGAACGCGGTGACGGTCGTTTCTCTGGCCGCGGATCTGCGGAACTGGCTGCCGGGTACGACCGCCACGGTCAACGAAGCCGTGACGATCCCGGCAAGTATCGCTTCGGGAACGTATCGGCTTCTGCTCTGGCTGCCTGACCCGGCGTCGGGTCTGGCTTCGCGCCCGGAATATGCGATCCAACTGCTGAATACCGGCACCTGGGAAACCGCCACCGGCTACAACGATCTCGGCCACACGATCACGATCTCGTAGACGAACGACTGACAGCCACACAAGCCACCTTCGTGTGGCTTTTTTTATGGGAATTCCATGGCAAATAGCACTACCCACTTGGACTTGGTCAGCCCTTCACAGGCCAACAAAGAGGTAACGGTCAACGCCCTGGCAGACGCATTGTCGCCGGCTGCGCTGTACGGCCGGCGCGCCGTAACTTCCGCAGGCGTGACGTTTGGCTACTACGGCGGCACCGTGTCGATCTCCGGCACGCCGACGCAGATCGCCAACGGCGAAGTGACACTGGCGGCATCGGCTACCAACTACGTCGAGGCCGACCCGGCGACTGGCGCCGTGTCTGTCAACCAAACGGGCTTCACGGCGGGCCGAACGGCGCTGCACCAGATCGTTACCGTCGGGTCGACGGTCAGCAGTCACGCCGACCTGCGCGTACTTGGTGGCGGTAGTGGCGGCTCAGGCACGGTAAAAAGCGTCAATACCAAGACGCCAGATGGATCGGGCGCTGTCACGCTTACCGCGTCGGACGTCGGGGCCGAAACTTCCGGCGCGGCATCGGCTGCGATTACAGCGCACGAGGCAGCTTCGGACCCGCACTCGCAATACCAGAAGGAGGCGGAGAAGGGCGCCGCAAACGGTTACGCAAGCCTGGATAGCGGAGGCAAGCTGCCAACGTCTCAGTTGCCGAACCTCGCAATCATCGACTTCCTCGGCACGGTGGCGAACCAGACCGCCATGCTTGCCCTGACCGGCGAAAAGGGCGACTGGTGCGCACGGTCGGATAACAGCAAGGTCTACGTCATTACCGGGTCGGACCCGACCTCGATTGGCTCGTGGACTGCGCTTAGTTATCCGACCGGAACCGGCGGCACCGTAACCAGCGTCGATCTCTCAGTGCCCGGAGTGCTCTATACCGTATCAGGCAATCCGGTGACGGGCAGTGGTACCCTGACGTTCACTCTCAAGACGCAGACGGCCAACACGTTCCTCGCCGGACCGGTATCGGGCGCAGCCGCTACGCCGACCATGCGCGCGATTGTCGCCGCTGATCTGCCTGTAATGGGCGCATCGGGAACTGGTCACGCCGGCGGCGCGGTGCCAGATCCCGGCTCCACGGCAGGCGCCACCAGGTTCCTGCGGGAAGATGGAAGTTGGTCGACGCCAGCATCAAGCTCAACGGCATCTTCATCCGACATCACTGCATTTACCGGTGGTTTCGCAAAATGGCAGGCCGCCAAGGCGCGGGGCAGTGCGAACCCGGCGCGCTTTGCATTCATCGGTGACAGCAACGTTGCAGGTGAAGGTTCCGGGACTAGTACACGGGGACTGACAGGTGCAGTAAAAACATCGCTCGCAAGAAAATTCGCCGTCCTCGGCGGCTACCAGACGGACTCCTTTTTTGGCGAGCAAAACGTTACGTTCGCGCCATCGGTTGCGCTGGGGGCCTACGACGACCGTATAACTCTCGGCAGCGGATGGGCTCCCGACTCTAGCGTCTCTGGAATCTTCGGCGGGCGTTTCCTTCTTGCCAGCGGCGGATCTTCGGGGCGGCTTTCGTTCGCACCTACTGGGGCATTTAATCGATTCCGCGTCTGGTACCCGACCCTGTCTGGCCTAAATTCTTCGGTTGGCGTCTATGTAGACAACGTTCTTGTTGGAACGCTCAACCAGAACGGGGCGGCCGGGTTCACGTTCGCCGAGTACAGCGTTACGTCGGGTGTTCATACCATCAGCATCGGTGTCGGAGCGACAGGCTCCGGCTACGTCGCTGGTATCGAAACGTTTAGCGGCGCATCAACGCCCGTGTTCCTGCAGGGAGGCTATTGCGCCGCGGTCGCCGCTGACCTCGATGCGACAGGTAATCCGTGGAACGGCAAGCCTGGAACGCTGGCAATCGCGCCAGATTACGCGGCTATCTACTGCACGATCAATGACGCTCGACTGACGGGGGCTAGCTCCTATTATGCCTCCATGGAAGATCTGGTAGCCGCCCTGGCACCGACGGTTGACGGATGCCTGTGCGTTGGCTACCCGTACAACGCGGTTGGCGCAACTGACGGCACCTATGACAAGTTCGCCCAGCTATTGAAGAATATGGCCGCTGATTACGGGTGGTCTTATTTCGATGGGCGCAGGGTATATGGTCGATCATATGTGAAAGCCACAGCGAAGGCGTACACCTACGACGCCTATCACCCGAACGCAGCTGGAGCGAATGCTTTTGCGGCCGATCTGTATGCGTTCCTCAATGCGGCAGGGCTTTGATCCGCGATCTAAGTTGTAGAGCAGGCTGGAGCAGCGGCCATGCGCTAAGGTCGGGTCGCGTTATCGCTTGCAGCCGTAACACCGAGAACCGCTGGCTGACGCGGCCGGGAGTAGCGATCGACGAGCCGCGCGCCAAGAGCAACGCCGCGTTTCTCGATGCCGTGGTAACAGATGTACGGCAGCCCTGCGAGAAGAATCAGCATGGCTGCCCACTGCACAATAGGCGGCCCCGGCATTAAGCCGTCGATAGCTGCAAGCGCAAACATGTGGGTGAGGTACACGCCGTAGGAGTATGTTGCGACAGTCTTTGTAGCCGTAGCGATCGGTCTGCATGTCATCTCTTGGCATGCGGGGATTGCGAAGCCAAGGAGTAGGCAGACCAGCCATAAGAAAGGTGTTTCTGACATCCCGGCACTCACTAGCATCGGTCCGAAGGCAATGCAGCTTGCCAGGAAAACGGCAAGCCAAAGCGGTCTCACCACTTGAGGAATGCGGCCAGCAAGGGCGTACGCGAGTACCCCGGCCATGAAGCATGGCGTGTATTGAAGGAACGGAGCGGTTACGCCTGAAACGCGGAAACGATCCAGATTGCTCACGCCTACGGCCATAATTAGAAGAACGATGTACGCCAGCCCAACCCCAAGGAGTGGCCACCGCGTGCGCTTCACGATTGCGTAGAGGAGCGGGAGGCAAAGGTACATCTGCACCTCGTACGGGAGCGACCACAATTGACCCAGATAGGGCTGCTCATCCACCAGGTTCTGCATCAGTAGTAGGCTGCCGATAAGTCTCCGGCCCTCCAGTGGGGCATGCGCCGCCAGCCGCCAAAGCGCGATGAGCAGTATGACCGTGATTGATAGCGGATAGATGCGAAAAACCCTGCGCACATAAAACGGAATCGTGGCTGAGCCATGGCGTTCCAGTGACCCGAGCAATACTAAGGCGGTGTGCACGAAGAAGATTGCGACACCTAGCTGGCCGACAGTAGCTAAGGAGTAACCAGGCGGTTCCAGAGTGCCGTATAGACGTGATAGCAAATGACACGCAACGACCAATAGAACCGCAACTGCTCTGACTCCATCGAGGATAGACAGGTATGCCATTGAGATCACCATTGGTCGTTAGCTGACTCGACAGAAGATAAACCTGTTTGGTATCCGTTGCAATTCAAATCCGATTCAGCTTCAGTCAATACAACAGCCCGCCATGTGCGGGCTTTTTTCTTTTGTGAGGTCGCAATGGCACGTGTCCGTCTCTTTGGTATTTGGCTGGTCTGTGTCCTGTGCGTGGCGCTCGCCTTGCCTTGGATGCTTGCCTCGATCCTCGTTGGCTCTCCGCGCGCCTGGACGATCGCCAAAGGTTTTGATCGAGTCGGCAACGCGTCGACTGGCGGCGATGACAGCGAATACATGAGCGCCAGAGCACAGCGCGTACGGAAAGAGGGGAGACGCTGGGCCTGCATCTTGTGTCGACTTCTCGACAGGGTGGATCCCGGCCACTGCGACAAATATTGATTTAGCCGGCGGCGACCGGCAACCACATTCCCTCAACCCAGCCTGCCACGAGCGGGCTTTTTTACGGGCCAACCGTGAATGACAACCAACACAACGAGGCGCTAGTGCAGGCCCGCTTAGACATTACCCGGCTCGAAGTTCAAGTCACCTATCTATCCGCAAGCACAGCGCGCCTTGAAGAGAGTAACCAGCAACTGACCGAGAAACTCGATCAAGTGCTGCTTACTCTTTCCGAGGCACGGGGCGGGTGGCGAACCATGATGATCCTGGGCGGCGCAATGGCAAGCGTCGGCGCCGGCCTATCGTGGCTGGCTCAACACTTCTGGAGGGGTTGATGCTGACTCTGGAACAGTTGGTGCGGATCTACCCGTATGGGCGTAACCGGGCTGCACGCTACCTCGATGGTCTGAATGCCACGATGGACGAGGCCCGGATTAACACCCCTGAGAGACGGGCTTCGTTCCTGGCGCAAGTCGGCGTCGAGTCGGGCCAGTTGCGCTACGTGCTCGAGCTGGCCAGCGGTGAGGCTTACGACACCGGGCGTCTTGCGGAAAAGCTCGGCAACACCACAGACAAGGACGGCGACGGCCAAAGGTACAAGGGTAGGGGCCTGTTGCAAATCACAGGAAGAGATAACTTCCGCGCCTGCAGCCAATTCCTGTTCGGTGATGATCGACTCCTGCACAACCCTGAGCTGCTGGAGACGCCACTCAACGCCTGTCGATCGGCTGGCTGGTATTGGATTTCGCGCGGCATCAACGCGATTGCCGATACCGGCGACCAGGCGCGCGTAACCCGGGCGGTCAACGGCGGTACGAATGGGCTACAGGAGCGGATCGATCTGTATGCGGCCGCGCTACGTGTTCTGAAAGGGTAAATCATGAAGGAATGGATACGCAAAATCTTCGCCCATATGATGAGCGAGGGCGATAACGCCACGCTTTGCCCGGTCCGGATCCTCGGGGCGGTCATGGTCGGCATCTACCACCTTGGCGCTTCTGTTGGCGTCGCGACCGGCAAGATCAATCTCGACATGGGCGTGCTCGGTGAATACGTGCGGCAGATGATCGAGTTCATCGGGACGATTGCGGCCTCGGTTGGCGCAAAGTCTCTCATGCGGGCTGACGCGCCGCGCAACCCACCGGGGCAATGATCATGATCGACCTGATCCCATCGCCGTATCGGCTCCTTGCCGGGGCCCTCTTCGCTCTAGCAGTCATCATAGGGTCGGCGCTTGCCGGCGCCACGGTCAACGGATGGAGGCTGGAACGCGCCCACCTGAAAGAGCTCGCCGCCAAACAGCAGGAGTACGACGCCCTGCTAGACAAGGTACGCGAGCAGAACCAGGCGATCGCGACACTCAGCGCAGTTGCCCAGAACGCCGACTCGCTGCGCAAGGAGGCCGAGAAACACGCTGCGGTCGTCATCAAGGGCATCGACAAGCGAGCGGCCGCAGTCGCCGGTAGTGACGCCACGAACTGCGACGGCGTGCTGCGCGAGGCATGGGGAGCATGGCAATGAGAGCGCTCATTCTCTGCTCACTGTTGCTGACCGGCTGCGCCACGACCAGGCCGGCACCGGAAACCGTGCAGGTTCCGGTCGCGGTCGGCTGCCTCGGTGATGTGCCGATGCGGCCAACTAATCGCTATGGCGTCGGCGCCTACCCGGGCGACAAGGCCGCCGCTCAGATTGCCCTACAGGACTCGGCGGCATGGGAGGTCTATTCGACCGGGCTCGAGGCGGCAATGGCTGGCTGTCGGCCGAAAGATGAAAAGCTCCACAGCGAAAAGCGCACCTTGATTGAAGCCTGGCCTCGTACACCGGAGAGCAAATGACCATCATTGACCCTAAGCTGCTTGAGTTCGACCCGACCCCTCGCCAGTCGCAGTTTGTCGAGGCCACGAACAGGCTAGGCAGCATGCGAGCCGCAGCGCGCGAACTCGGCATGTCGAAAAGCAGTGTGCAGCAGTCTATCGAGCGACTGAAGGTTTCGGCGGCGCGGCGGGGGTATGCGCCGGGGCACTTCGAAAGTGGCGCCGCACCCGGCTTCAACATGGGCAAGGTCACGGTGCAGCGCGGCCCGGGTGGAGAAGTAGAGCGGACATGGGAGCGTCAAAGCCCCGATCAGGAGCAGCAGGCCACGCTAATGCGCGAGGTGTTCGCGGCAATGGCAGAGAATTTACCGCGGCTGCCGCGTCAGAAATACACTAGCCCGTCCGGTAACGACGACTTACTCAACTGTTTCGTAATTACCGATTTCCACATGGGGGCTCTAAGTTGGGCGCCCGAGACAGGAGCCAGTTGGGACATCGACATCGCCGAGCAAACATTGGTCGCGTGGTTCGAGCGCGCCATCGCGCAGTCGCCAAATGCGAAAACAGCCGTCCTGGCGCAAATTTCGGACCTTCTGCACTGGGATGGCTTCGACGCTGTTACGCCCGCCTCCAAGCACTTGCTGGATGCCGATACGCGCTTTCCGAAGCTGGTCAGGGTGGCTATCCGCGTGCTGCGACGAGTGATCGAAATGCTGCTCGCCAAGCATGAATGCCTGCACATCATCATGGCCGACGCGAACCACGACCCGGTGAGCCAAGTCTGGCTGCGCGAGTGGATCGCCGTCCTGTACGAGAATAATCCTCGGGTAACCGTCGACACCAGCCCATCGCCTTACAACGCCTACGAGTTCGGTAAGGTCGCAATCTTTACGCACCACGGGCACAAACGGAGGGTGACAAACGTGTCCGAGGTCTTCGCCGCGCAGTTCAGGGAAATGTTCGGCCGCACCAAGTATGCCTACGCTCACACCGGACACCTGCACCACGTCGACGTCAAGGAGAATAACCTGATGATCGTGGAGCAGCATCGCACCCTGGCGGCACCTGATGCCTACGCGGCACGCGGTGGCTGGGTCACGGGCCGCGACGCCAAGGTGATCACGTACCACAGGGATTATGGCGAGGTTGGCAGAATCACGGTTAGCTTTGACATGATCAAGGGGCAGCTCAAGGAGGCGGCATGAGCACCTACCTGCTAGCGTTCCTCACCGCCTTTGTCTTCATCTTCCTGAAAGCATTCCAGCAGCTAAACGTCGTCAACAAGCAATATCTCTGGGTCTTGCCTACCTCGATGTCGATGGCGGCGTGCGAGGTCTACGTGATCGCCACGACTGCACGCAACGGATACGGCTGGATCGTTTTGGCTATTGGTCTCGGCTCCGGCTTGGGCGCAATGGCTTCGATGTGGGTACATGCAAAGGTGACTAAGAAATGAGTACTATCGATCCGCTCGCTGACGAGCATGACGCGCTGACTTTCGGGCCGACTGGCACCGCCACCAAAAAACCGAACCCGAAGGACAGCATTGGCTCGTCCAAGATCCCGATGCACCTCTGGCCAGAAGAGGCGACAGCACTTGGCGCGATCGGACTGCTGGACGGGGCGGGAAAGTATGGGAGGGGAAACTTCGCGGCTACGGACGTGCGAGCCAGCATTTACTACGACGCTGCAAAGCGACACCTCAACGCATGGTTCGTGGGCGAAGAAGCCGATCCTGACAGCGGTATCCCGCACCTGGGCCACGCACTCGCTTGCCTGGCTATCTTGGTGCGCGCCAAATACGCTGACAAGCTGATCGACGACCGCGACTTCCCAAATGGCTACCGGCGTGCTGTAACGGAACTCACACCGCATGTGGCGCGCTTGCAAGCGATGCACGCCGAGAAATCGCCGAAACATTATACGATCGCCGACGCGCCGCAGAATGACTAGTGAACCCGATTCCACGCCCGCTCAATCTGAAGGAAGATCGCCGGCATAGCGGACGCACCGCCAAATGACGCCGGACGATCATCCTGTGGATACCTAAACGCTGGCGACGACCGGATCATGCTGAGCGCCGCTCTCGGATGCACGCCAGTCGCGTCTAATGCGTCTAGCACTTCGCCCTCAATCTTGTGCATGAGCGCCCAGGTGAGTACGCCTAATTCCCGATAGCGCATCACCACCCGCGGGACAATCTCTCTCGCCGCGTCGTCCGCCGCATCCAGATCCTCAAGAATTCCTTCATCTGCCATAACTCCCCCAACTCGTTAGACCGTTAGTATTTCGACATGGCTGTTTTGTCACGCTATACTGTACGAACATACAGTATTTTGCAAACACAACATGACGAACGCAAACGAGCTTGAGGCGCTTCATCCGTCACTCTGGCGCGCATCTCAGCTAGGGCGCAGCCGGACGCAGTGCATCGATACTGGTCATCCGGCGCTATCGAACCAATTGCCGGGCGGCGGCTGGCCTGTAGGTACGCTTGTCGACCTATTGGTGCAGCAGCCCGGGATAGGGGAGATGCGGCTGGTCGCTCCTGCATTGGCAAAGGTGGCGGCGCGCAAGGTCGTGCTACTGCAGCCGCCGCACGCTCCGCAAGCGCTGTCCCTGGCTGCGCTTGGCTTGCCTCTGGAGTCGGTCCTGTGGATACGCTCGGAACGCACCGCAGACGCGCTATGGGCTGCCGAGCAGGTGCTTCGCAGCGGTAGCTGTGGCGCATTACTGTTCTGGCCGGGGCAAACGTCGAGCTCCAACGCGAGGCAGCAGCCCGTGCGAGCCGAGAGCTTGAGGCGCCTGCACCTCGCCGCGCAGCAGGGAGAAACGCTATTCTTCAACTTCCGCCCGCTGACAGCCGAGCAGGACGCATCACCAGCGCCTCTACGGTTGAGTGTGCGGCCAGCGCCTGGCGGCATCGAGATCGGGTTTGTGAAGCGTCAGGGACCGCAGCGGGATGAGCCTTTGTTCCTGCCTATGTCGGTCTCGATGTTTATTCCTCAGAGGCATCGTCAGGTGGCGCCGGAGCGTGCGCCATTGGTTACCCAAGATCGGCTGGCTGAGCTGACCCGGTAAATCAAAATGCGGGTCAATGCTCACCAGATGCCATAGGAAGGTTCGCTCCGGGGCCGCGCAC